CTACCGCAGGCGCGGCGGCTTGCCCGAGATTAATATCGTTGGATTTGATCCCGGACGTAGCACCCTTGTTGTCGGCACTGATACCGGCATCGATCAACGCCAGGATACCTGTGTCGATAACAATCTTAAATTGTTCCGAGGCGTCGTCGGCCCACATGGACAACAAATTCATGTCAGACTGACGTTCCATCACGTCGTCAAGTACTTCATTAAAATACTTGGCAAAATCGATGGTAAGCTCGACGGTGCTGGCAGACGGACGCTCGACCAAAAGACTTTGGTCAAGCGTATAGTCGCGGATCGTGATAGTAGGTTTTGTACGGATTTTAACTTTATCGCCGACGTTCTGGATCTCACCCTCATAGTCGGTATTGGCGATAGCGGCCAATACCGTCGCTGCATAAAACTTCTCGATAAGTTTGCCTGACCAAATTTCCGGGACGAACACACCACCAGCCGGTGCCCCCGAATATGCAGGCGACGCAGCCGATCCTAGATAAGGCGTACCTTGTGCAATAGGCATAACATGGCTCCCTCAGAGCGCGTTAACTCATCACGCGTCCTTCGGCAGCAGCGTTTACGATATCCTGCTCGATGCGGTCTTTGTCCGCATCCCGCCCTCGAAATACACCACGCTGCACATCCCGATAGAACGCACCGATTTCGCGGTTGGTCCACATGCGTCGGTCCTGGGAAGCGCCGCTTGATGCACCGGGAGACGCCGATCTGCCCGGAGCAACCAGCTGATCCAGCCGCATCTGGCCCGCCGAGGACGGAGCGTGTCCGTTCTGGGTATGGGCAGGTGCAGCCAGCCTAGCTGGCGGAGCGGTATGCTCTGATAGGTACGCCTTAAAAAATCGCCCGGTGCGAACCGCATCGCCACGAGCGAAAGCATCGCGAAGCAACCATAACCGCTGTTGCCCCGAATAGGGATCGAAATCTGACAGCCAGTCATTAAAACCAGCGTCGTCATTGATCGTTCGCCACCGGCCTGCTAGCTCCGGGTCCATGTCCAACTGCGACATGACCCCTTGCTGGACCATGTGTTGAGATGTCTGACCCTGACCCTCTTTGACTTGCGACAATTCCTGACGCAGCTGTTGGTTCTGCGCCTCAAGCTGGGCAAACCTATGCTGTGTCGCCAGATTAGCCCAGCCGCCGACCTTGGATATCAACTCTTCGCCATACAATTCCCGGTCTTCGGGAGTTACCTCGATATGAGGTTGAGGCGGGATGATCTGCGGCGCAGCCGCCGCTTCCTGCATCGACGTAATGATATTCTGTAAGTTACGGATCTGTTGGTGCAGCCCCGGCACCTCGCCGTCGTATTTCCCTTGAACGGTTCTAAACCGCTGCTCCCAGTTGACGGAGTCAGTCTGCGGTTGAGGCGGGGGTGGTTCGGGCTGTTGTTGACGTTCGGACAGATAAGGAGACGACGGCGGCTCGCGACTGTCGGATGGTGGCGACTCGCGTGACTCCTGTGGGGCAGGAGAACCCCCGCCGCCGTCGCCGTTGGTCCCAGCAGATGACGACACGGCTGCAACGACATCCTCGGGACCGGGGGGCACGTTAACAGCGCCCTGTTCGCGCAGCAGCGCCTCGGCGCGCTGCGCCGCGCGCTGCACAGCGCGCGGAACGGGGGGCTGATATTCGGCAAAATTGTCAGACATAAACCTACTCCTTCAAAACCTACCGGCTAGCCGGTAGGTTTGGTGCGACCCCTGCCGCCAAACTAGGTTTCTTCGTCTGCCTATAAGGGATACCGGAACGCGCCGATTGCAGCGCGATCCAGATATCCCGCAGGGCTTTCGCGTAGCCGATGGCGTCATCGCGCTTCGACCCGCCCTCCATGTCCAACGCCACATGTATGGCGGCATCAGCCCGCTCCATGATGGCGTCCAACAAGACGACAAAATCGCCCGAATTGGCGAGGTTTCTCGCCGCGTTGACGCCCTCGTTACCCAGGTTCAGGCTCATCTGCTAACCACCATTGGCCCCGATGGCGGGTTACGCCGCGAAGTCTGGCCCATGCCCGGCGGGTCTTTTTTGCCGTACCAGTTGAAAGCCTTGAGCATGGGATCGCCGCCGCCCACGGTGGTCAAACCGTTGGTTCGACGACCGGTGATGTTACCGAGGTTTTCGATCTCGGTGGATTTGGGTGTAACAGCGGGGACGGTGGACGGGGGACTTACCGCCATTTTTAAAACCTCCTTAACCGCAACACGGTACCCTTTCGCGCTGCGTATGGTGTGAAGCGCCTCAAGCGCCCGCCTGCTGCTCTGTATCGGAGCACGGTCGGGTCGGCTCATACACCCCCCACCCCATAATCCGTCGCCGGGACTTTCATCGGGTTGTAATCCGGCGACAGGCTGAGGCTGGAGCCTTTGGCGTAGCGCCTGGAGCTACCGGTAGGGCCGGTATTGCCGACCGGCGGTCCGGCCTGGATCATCTCCAGAGACCCCGTCGAGATCTGCTTGTCGGCCCCGTCCGAACCTGTGGGTTTTCCGTATTCGCGGCGCATGTAAGCGTTTGCCATTTGTCATACTCCTTGGTATAGTGGTAATGAAACGCTCTGATGTTTATCGTCGGGGCGTTTCACCTTCTACTCATAAACATCGGGGCGTTTCACCTACCAACTCTCTAAAAAGTTTGTTGGTATGGCTTGAAACTTAGTACGTGCGCGTTCGATATCCTCCTGTGTAACAGGTATAACTTTATCGCCAGTACCCCTGAAATAATTTAATGAAGACATATCCGGCGCATTCATCGGAACCTGTCGGTTCGGCGGCGCTGCCGGGTAAAACGGCCCTTCCCGCCATGCTGTACCACGAGGGGGGCCAGACCCCATTCTGTAAGTGCCAGTTTCGGGATCAGTAAGATACGCCGTAGGATTTGTATACGGCGAACGGGGAATATATTCCAACGCCGGGGTTTGCCCGCCTTTGTAAGTTAAATCCTGTACTTGGTTAATCCTATCAGGTAAGTACATATCTCGTTGACTTATATCTACCGAACCAAACGGATCGTTACTATACTCAGCCATATTAAACGGATCATACTCGACCGGCTCCCACGAAACCGCATCGTCGGCCCACTTAGGCTCAATATCGGTTTCGATGTAATAAATATCTTCAGCCACGCTGGCCTACCACTTTTTTAAGATACTTACCTGGGCGTCGGGGATCTGGCATGTAGTAATTACCGTCGCTGGCCAAACGTTCTGCGGTTTGCGGGCCTTGCTGGTTGGAGTTCATCGGCTGCGACACGTCCGAATGGGACGTGGGCTTAGCAGACGGCGACTGGTTGCCTTGGGCTTGGGCTGCCTCTTGAGGTCCAGACGGGCCGGCTTCCTCGCCCTCCTCGTTGAGGCCCCCCGGCGGCAGGCCCGCCGCCGTGCGCAGCTTCATCGCAGTCTCCTGCATGCGCTGCTGGGCTTTCATTTTGTCGGTGATCTGCTGGTCGGTGGGGATCACGTCGTCTGGCATGCCCAGATTTCGGGACACCGCGCGCAAAACACGGGCGCGCCCCGGCTCGCCCATGATCGACGCGTCGATCGGATTGCCTGTTATCTGGAGGAACTGGATTTGTTTCTGGCGTTCGGTTTCTTTCTGAAGTGCTACCTTCACACCGTTGACGACGATTTGTTCCTCGCCCGACAACATACCTGAATTGTCGGTAAGCATAATAAGGTCATAAGTACTAGTTAGTACCGGCTTCATAACATCGATGTCGATGTTACTGGCAACCGTTTGTAGGATCTTAGACGCGTTGTTCATTAGCATAGCCAGACCTGAAGAGGTCCGACCGGCACCGCCCGACAGGCTTTCGCCCGTCGAATATTTGGGTATAGCACTAATATCGTCGGCCATAGTGTTGAAGGAGTTATAAACTAGTAAAAGTTCTTGCGCGTTGCTGGCCGGCTGGAAGAAAGTAACCGGTTCGCGGGTATTATTAAGAGGATCGTTGACCACATGCCAGCGTTTCCACGGGTATAGGCTGTCGCCGTTCTCAGTAGGGGCCAAAACCTCGTCGTTTATGACTACTTGCGGACCAGATGCCATGCCCATGTTATTAACCAGCGATCTCAGGGTCGCGTTAGCGGCCTCTTGCAGGTCTTCCAGGATATCAGGCAGCCCATGACCGGCCACGGTGCCCGGTACTTTCTCGAAACTGGTGAGATAGTAAGGATGGCGCTGTCTTGGCGAGGGATTTAGCTGAGTTTTTAGTACATGTCGGCCTACGACCCATGTCTGAACAGCATAATCGCGATCCAAGTCGGGTATTAAGCTAGGATCGACGCCCTGATCGAGCAAAATCTGCCCTTGGACGTTGCCGTGGTACTCGATGGCGTCGATTAGTTGCGATTGGTTGAAATTCGGGTCTTCGCGGCCCGATGCCAGGGCCGCTTCGGTGTCGCTGGCGTCCATCCAGTCGCGCAAACCGCGTCCGTGGTCCTGCAACGCGCCCCTGACGGCCTCTTGGTCGTATCCCGGAAGCCCTAGTAAGTCGTTGAGGTCGGTGCGGGTGAACTTTTTACGCTCAACCACCTCGGCATCGCTGAACCTTACAACACCGGGGGTCCAATAAAGGTTAAACGGGTCCACCCGATCCCAGAACATCTGTGGAACCGTGGTCATCTGAGCCTGACCATCGACCCACGATAGTCTTGGGACCATCCTAACCACCGGGCCTTTGAGGACAGCAAAAGGGAAAAGGGGTAGGTCTGTGAGAAATTCAGCCAACGCGTCGTAAAAGTTGCCGGCTTGCAGTATGTCCTCGATCTTATTGGACGCGAGGTCGGCCTGCACGTTGGCATTACGCACCGCTGCTTGTTGTGCGGAGTACAACAGGTCCGCTACCCGCTGCTGTACTTGGCTCGGATCTACTTGTTGACCTGATACTAAGAGATTTTGAACCTCGGAAGACGCTAACTGGATCACACTGGTTT